GGACCAATGTCTAATTCAAGTGTAATTACAAGTGTTCAAGCAGATTTAGGTGCCGATACAGATGCACCTTTACAAAGAGAAGAAAGAATTATTACAGTACCTAATCCAGCAAATGCTGATGCTGATGATGATTTTGGATTTACAACAACCATTTCTTTCTTTAGTGATAGTAAGAGATATAATCCAGTGAGTGATACAGATGAGTAAATTAGAAGATAGTGTAAATGAAATTTTAGGTTTAGAAAAAAAAGAAAATAAAATAGCTGTTGCTGATTTTGAACAACCTATTCCTGTTCCTAGAAAAATAGATGAAAAGAAAACAGATATAGATAATGACTATGATTACAGTAGAGAAAACTATTATAATCTAATTGAAAAAGGTCAACAAGCAATTGAAGGCATACTTGATATTGCAAAAGAAGGCCAACATCCAAGAGCATACGAAGTTGCAGGACAGTTAATTGGTCAAGTTGCACAAGTAACAGATAAATTACAAGACTTACAAAAGAAACTAAAAGACTTAAAAGAAGTTACAAAGAAGTCAGATACTAAAATACAAAATGCTTTATTTGTAGGTTCTACAGCAGAACTACAGAAAATGTTACAGGCGAAAAAAGATGAAACTATTGAAGGCACAGTCACAGAATCCAAAGAAGATAATTCTGGAGATAAATAAACTACACTATATTAAATCAATGACACCTTTACAGGAGTTATTAGACGGTGAAGAATTGCAAAATCCCATTGAAGTAAGACAATATACAATTTCACCTGTAGAAAGAAAAGGTGTTGGTGGTGTGACTTATGCAGAAAAAGAATTTAGTGTATTTAGAGGCAGTCAAAGAGTACAAGCAGCCTTACAATTAGGATACACACATATTGAAGGAGTGATAATAGATGAATAAAAAGTTTTTTATTTACGATAATTTTTTACCTAATTTTATAGCGGATGATATTGAAAATAAATTTTGTGGTAATGATATACCTTATTATTTTCATCCAACTTCTTGTGGTAAAAACAATAATCCATATTATGAATTATATTTAAAAAATAAAGACAGTATTGTTGAAGCACCTCAATTTGCACATTATTTTTATGATGATAAGCAAGAAAAAGTTAATTCAGATTATCTTAAATATCCTATTTCAGTTTTAAATGTTTTTAAAGATAAATTTGATGACATAAATTTTAATATTATCAGAATGAAATGTAATATGCAACTTCAAAATAAAAAAAGTAATGAAAAGTACACCGCTATGCCTCATAGAGATTATGATTTTTCTCATATTGTTTTATTGTATTATGTAAATGATTGTGATGGCGATACAATTTTATTTGAAGATACAACTGATAAATTAAAAATTGTACATAGAATACAACCGAAGAAGAATAGACTTTTAGTTTTTGATGGTAATTGGTTACATTCAAGTAGTGTTCCTATTAATTCTGAATATAGAGTTGTATTTAATTTTGATTTAGAGGTATTTGATAAATGAGTACAGATGCATACTTAGGTAATCCTAATTTAAAAAAGGTTAACACACCTCAGGAGTTTACTGCTGAACAGATATTAGAATATCAAAAGTGTGCTGAAGACCCAATTTATTTTATGACCACATACATTCGTATTGTGTCACTTGATGAAGGTCTTGTGCCTTTTAAAATGTACGACTTTCAAAAACATATCGTAAGGACAATACACGATAACAGATTTACAATTTGTAAATTACCAAGACAATCAGGTAAATCAACTACAACTATTTCATACTTATTACACTATGCATTATTTAATCCTAATTCTAATATTGCTATTCTTGCAAACAAATCATCCACTGCTAGAGATATTTTAGGTAGATTACAACTTGCATATGAAAACTTACCAAAGTGGTTACAACAAGGTGTTATTAACTGGAACAAAGGTAACATTGAATTAGAAAATAAATCAACTATTGTTGCGGCTGCCACTTCTTCAAGTGCCATCCGAGGTGGTTCTTATAATATTATCTTCTTAGACGAGTTTGCTTTCGTACCGGCCAATATTGCCGAAATGTTTTTCAGCTCAGTTTATCCTACAATTTCATCTGGTTCAAAAACTAAAATGATAATTGTATCTACACCATATGGTATGAATCAGTTTTATAAACTATGGGTTGATGCAGAAAATAAAAGAAATGATTACATACCAATTGAAGTACATTGGTCTGAAGTGCCTGGTAGAGATGAGGCATGGAAAGAGGCCACAATTCGTAATACCTCACCTGAGCAGTTTCAACAAGAGTTTGAGTGTGAGTTTTTAGGTTCTGTAAATACATTAATTAGTCCTGCTAAGATTAAAAATATGGTGTTTAAAAATCCTATTACTTCAAATGCAGGTTTAGATGTATTTGAAAATCCTATTAAGGGCAATACATATGTTTGCACAGTTGATGTTGCTAGAGGCGTGCAAAAAGATTACTCAGCATTTACAGTTATAGATGTAACTAAAATGCCTTATAGAATTGTTGCAAAGTATCGTAACAATGATATTAAGCCTTTATTATTTCCACACACAATACAAAAAGTTTGTGATGGTTATAACAAAGCTCATGTGTTAGTTGAAACAAATGATTTAGGACAACAAATTGCAGAATCATTACAGTTTGAATTAGAATATGATAATCTATTAATGACTACACAAAGAGGCCGTGCAGGTCAAGTATTGGGTGCAGGATTTAGTGGAAGAGGTTCTGGTTTTGGTGTAAAGATGACCAAACAAATTAAGAAGATTGGTTGTTCAAACATTAAAACATTAATTGAATCTGATAAACTAATTATCAATGATTTTAATATTATTGAAGAGATGTCGACCTTTGTTAGAAGAGGCCAAAGTTGGCAGGCTGATGAGGGAAATACAGACGATTTGATGATGTGTCTAGTCATATTTGGTTGGTTATCAAACCAGCCATTCTTTAAAGAGATGACAGATACAAACGCAAGACAAATGTTATATGAAGAACAACAAGCCCTAATTGAGCAAGATATGGCACCATTTGGATTTGTAGATGATGGCACACCAGACCACGAAAAGTCTGAAGTAGATGAATATGGTACTGTCTGGCATCCAGTGGTTCGTAAAGGATTATAGTCTAATTTACAGTTATTATAAATATCAGTAAGGTTGAATTTTGAATATGGGCATAAGAAAACTTATGAGTTTTGAATATTTTAAACAATTAAAGATAATTAGCTAATTAAAGGAGAAAACCTAATGGCATTTCAAGTATCACCAGGTGTTCTCGTACAGGAAAAAGACCTAACTAGAATCATACCTGCTGTTTCTACATCTATAGGTGCAGTTGCTATCCAAGCAACTAAAGGACCTTTAGATGAGATAGTAAGTATCTCTAGTGAGCAAGAATTGGTAAGCACATTCGGTAAACCTGACTCAAATACTTTTGAGGGATTTTTTACCGCTGCTAACTTCTTATCATACTCTAACGCTCTAAGAGTTGTCCGTGTTACGAACTCATCTGTATCAAATGCTACCGAAAGTGGTAGTACATTTGTTATTAAGAATACAACTGATTACCAAGATAACTTTGCCGCTGGACAAGCTTCTGTTGGTTTATGGGCAGCTAGAACAGCTGGGGTATGGGGAAACAATTTAAAAATTGAATCTTGCCCGTCTGCTACTGCTTATGAAGAAACTAATAAAACTACTGTCGCTGACGCAGCTATGGCTGCTGGCGATACGGTTGTAACAGTTACTTCAGCAACAGGTATTTCAGCAGGAGATATTGTTAATTTTGGTGACAATTATGAATATAGAGTTATTAGTATTGCAACTAATGATTTAACAATAGTTAGAAAAGAAGAACCACAATACTTCACAGCTTCTGACTCTTCAGGTTTACATGCAGCCCCTACAAATGGTGCTCAAGTAAGAAGAAGATGGAGATACTATGACTTATTTGATAAAGCACCAGGAACTTCACCATATGCACAAGCAAGAGGTGGTTCAGGTGATGAAATTCACATAGTTGTAGTTGACGAAGATGGTGGAATTACAGGTACAAAAGGCGATATATTAGAAACTTTTGGTGCTGTGTCTAAAGCTTCAGACGCAAAAACACCTCAAGGAGATACTAATTACTATCCTGATGTAATCTATAATAAATCTTCTTACATTTACTGGATGGACCACAATTCATCTGGTTCGAACTGGGGCACAGCAGCTTCAGGAACAACTTACACTTCAGTAACAACTGTAAGCGTAGTTTCATTACTAAACGGTTCAGACGGAACAGCCGCAACAACAGCTCAAAAGTTAACTGCTTATGAGAAATTTCAGGATGCTGAAACTGTTGATGTTGGTTTAATTATGGCCGCTAATGGTGATGCTACACACGCAGGTAACCTTATTACAATCGCAGAAAACAGAAAAGATGCAGTAGCATTTGTATCTCCTGAAAGAAGTGATGTTGTAGGTGTTGCTGATGCAAATACACAAAAAGATAATGTGATTGGTTTCTTTAACGGAATCAATTCATCTTCATATGTTGTATTTGATAGTGGTTACAAATATATGTACGACAGATACAATGATGTTTACAGATATGTCCCATTAAACGGTGACATGGCTGGACTAGCTGCTAGAACAGACTTAGTAGCGGATGCTTGGTATTCACCAGCAGGCTTTAACAGAGGTATTGTTAGAGGCGTTGTGAAACTTGCATTTAATCCAACTAAATCACAAAGAGATGAATTATACAGAGCTAGAGTAAATCCTGTGGCAACATTCCCAGGACAAGGTACTGTATTATTCGGTGATAAAACTGGATTGTCAGCTCCTTCAGCATTTGATAGAATCAATGTTAGAAGACTGTTCATCACTTTAGAGAAGGCAATTTCAACTGCTTCTAAATTCCAATTGTTTGAATTCAATGATGAATTTACAAGAGCGAACTTTAGAAACATTGTAGAGCCTTTCCTAAGAGAAGTACAAGGTCGAAGAGGTATCACAGACTTTTTAGTAGTGTGTGATGAAACTAACAACACCGGCGAAGTAATTGATAGAAATGAATTTGTTGCTGAAATCTTTGTGAAACCAGCAAGAAGTATCAACTTTATCACATTACAATTTGTCGCAACCAGAACTGGCGTCAGCTTTGACGAAGTTGCAGGTTAATAGGTAAAGGAGAAATAAAATGCCAAACATTAATGACTTCAAAGCCAAACTTGCAGGTGGTGGCGCAAGAGCCAATCAGTTTAAGGTTACTATGCCTTTTCCTGGTTACGCACAAGTTGGTGGCGAAATAGAAGACCTAGCATTCTTATGTAGAGCAACATCATTACCAGGTATGACTGTACCTAGTTTTAATGTGCCTTTTAGAGGCAGAGCTATTAAGATTGCTGGTGATAGAACAATTGAAGATTGGTCTGTTACTGTGTACAATGACACAGATTTCAAACTAAGAAATGCGTTTGAAAGATGGTCAAATGGTATCAATAACTTGACAGACAATGAAGGCTTGACAAATCCAGCGGATTATCAAGTTGATGCGTTTGTTGACCAATTGGATAGAAACGGTGCAACTATTAAGTCTTACACTTTAAGAGGTGTATTTCCTACTACAATTGCTCCGATTGAATTGACATATGACGAAGCTACAGCGATTGAAGAATTTGCTGTGACTTTTTCATATCAATACTTTGAAAGTAACACTACTACTTAATACATAAATAGTAGTTAAAAAGGAATATTATTATGGCTGAATTATTTGGATTTTCTATCACTCGTCTGAAAAAACAGGCGGATCCAAAACA